TAGAAAAGAATTGTAACCAGTCCCCCTTTCTTTCGATATAGGGAAGCGCTGCAACCAGCAATCAGTTGCAGCGCCCCTTTTATTGGGTTATCTCTTAGTCAACCGCAAACACATCTGTGATTTCAAAGGTTGCGTAACCTTTCCGGTTGTGACTGTATTTCAGCCCGTATTCAAGTTTACCGTCAATCTTTTCCATCACATCCATCAGCAGATTTCCGAACTGTGTATAGGATTCAAAGTCAATGTCCAGTTCAGTGTCAAGGCTGATAAGGAACTGTTTGACAAGGTGGATTTTGAAAGCTTCATCCACTACCTGATTCATGAAGATCAACTGTCCCTTGTATTCACCGGACAGAATGCGGAACCAGCCTGAAACCATCGGTTTATGTGTTTCCTTGGTGGCAACCAGTTCCAGTTTTTCAACCTTGATTTCATAATCCCCGTCAGGAACATCCTTATAGACCGGGGAATCAGAAGAATTCTTCACATCTTCCGCAAGCGCTTTCACATCAACAGCCTTATCAAATTCAGCAAACAGATTACCCATAACAGATACCATCCTTTCAATTATTACTTATAGGTTATATTTCCAACATTGTTGGGTCATTCTTCCCGCTTTTTGCGGGTTCTTCTCACAGGGGCTTCAGCCGGGGGTTCAGGGGTTTCCGGGATTGCTTCAGCAGCGGGGATGTCATCCAGTTCCTTCACCTGTTCCGCAAGCGCTTCTTCCTTGGTCTTGCGCTTCCGGGTGGGAACTTCATCAGCCTGAACCGCTTCTTCCGCTTCAATTTCCTTCTGTTCTTCAGGGGTTGCCCCTGTAATGGTTCCGGTTCCTTTATCCACTTCCCTGACGGGAACAGGAGCTTTTCCGCTGATTACCTTTGCAGCGTTGGTATTGGCTTCTTCATACAGGGCAATGAATTCATCATAGTCAGCGTTGATTTCATCTTCCTTCACAATCAAGCGCCCACCGCCGAAAACCGTTTCAGAATTCTTGAAGGTCAGCTTGCGGGTATCCCCTTCAGAAACCAGCCGGGTAACCAGATCAACCATACCCGCAACCTTGTTACAGACTTTATCCTGCATGTTGGGCTTGATTGCGGTTACTTTATCACCGCCCTTCTTTGTGATATCCCGGCTCATGTCCTCATGTGAAATCAATATGATATTCTCATAGTCCAGATTCACAAGTTTCCGAAGGGTGGACAGGAATTCAGTTCTTACCTTGTCCCATGCCCGGAAGCTGTCATCAGATTCATGGGTGATTCCCATGTCCTTATAGATGTACAGTCGGCACATTTCATAGGTGTCTTCCAGAAGGTCAACCACAATGGTTCTGAAATCATTCTGTTTCTTCTGAAGTTCAGCAATCACATCCTTGAACACTTCCCATCCAAGCTTTGTGGAAGTCAAGCGCCCGTTCACGGTCACTTCATCCCGAATAGGAATATAGGGGGCATCCACATACTTGATATTTCCGTCTGTGTTCAGCATCAGCACATCCGGGAAACGGTTGGTGAACCAAGTTTTCCCACTGAAGGGTTTTCCGTAAATCCACAGAACCTTCTTCTGGATAGCGGTTAAATCCCGCCTTTCGTTTTTGGGCAGTAACATATAATCCTCACCTTTCTGACAATAGTCTTGGTATTCACACCAGCTACACAGGTAGCTGTGTTTTTCAGGGTATTCCGTTGCTTCCAGACAGCGCTTGCACCCGGTCAGGAAGCTAATTACCTTGTTGGGATCATACTGAACCTGAATGAATTCAATTTCCTTCTTTTCCAGTTCCGTTTCAATCCGGGTTCTGAAATCCAGAAGGTCTTCATTCTTTTTCGGTTTGATACTCACCTTGGGGATGACCCAATAGGTAAGGTTCCTGATGTATTTCCCCGGATTCAGCTTTTCAAAAAAGTATTTGTACAAGTGCAGTTGTTCTGAATCCGCATAGCGGGAAGCGCTGGAAGCGTACTTGAAATCAACAAGGTCATACAGGTTGGGCATGGGTTGGTCATGGAAACCAAGCGCCGGGGTCAGCAGATCAATAAAACCGATGAAGTCAGGGTCTTGAAGCTGGACTTCAAATTCCGCTTCAGGATCAATCAGCGCCCGTACACGGGGAATCCAGTATTCCAACTTGATTTGCTCATTGATATGACTGTCTGTGATGACCGGATAAGCGTTCAGGTATTCTTTCACCCCGGCTTCCGTTCCCTGTTCAATTCCTGTGTGCAGCGCATGACCAAGAATCAGCGGGGAAGCGGGATCATCTGAAGGGATAGTGCTTATCTGGTTCAAGTACCGTAGTTGAAACTTAAATGGACACGTTTCAAAGCATTCAAGGCGGGAATGACTGAATTGCATTCACACACCCCCTTTATCAGCGTTTTGAATTCCTGAAATCCGTCTGGATAAAGGATGATTCCCAAGGAACCGCAAGCGTTGATTTGTCGGATCATGAACTTTTGGATTTCCGTTGGTCTTCCGTTTTTCTGCTTCAGTTCCACATCCAGATTGATTCCGTTGACTACTACATGCAAATCAGGCAAACCCTTCTGACTGTACCCGCCACCCCACCGCTTTTCAAAATACCCAACCGGGGGAACCGTCATCCTGTCTTCAGGGGTTCCAAGGGCATAGATTCCAGCGCCCGTCAGCCATCGTTTCACCTGATTTTCAAAGGCTTTTTCAGGGGTCATTATCCTTCCACCTTCCTGATAACCCGTCCGCTGGAATCCCGGATATCCTTCACCGGGTTCATCATAGCCCGGAATTCACGGGGATGTTTGATGACCCCTTCCACATAGGCTTTCCAGTTATAAGCAGCCTTATTAGCGGAAATTTCATCCGTCACCTGTCCGACAAACACACCAACTGACCGGGCAAGCCTACGGGGACTGATTATTCCGTTCTTCCGGGCTTCCCGCTGGTTGAACTGTGTCAGCTTCCGTCTGTAATGTGCAGCGCTTCCTTTGATATACTTCCGGTTCTTTTTGCTCATGCGGTTAGGCTTCTGCTTTTTCATTCTTTTCACCACCTTTCTTCAGCAGTTCACACTTGATATAAGCTTTGGTCTTTTTCGGCTTCACACAGAACTTAGCGTAAGTAGCCGGGTCAGTTTTCTTGAACAGGTCTTTGTCAAATTCAGTGGTTTCAGAAGCGTGAATGTAGGTAACCTTCATGTGGGTATTCTTCTTCAGGCTGGTTTCATGATATTGTTCCATCAGGCTTTGAAGCGCTTCCTTCAGGGAATCTTCCTGTTCCTTCAGTTCATTCTTCTGATTCAGTACCGCTTCAAGCTTCTGAAGCAATACTTCAGCTTGCCTTTCACAGTCCCCATCAGGAACATCAACCAGCAATTCACACAGGTCATTAGAATCTTCAGCGCATACTTCATTACAGGTATCATGTTTTTCACACATGAAGCAGCAGCGCTGAATCTTTAGCACCGGGCATAAGTCCTTACAGGCTTTCATTTTTCAGCACCCCCAAATTCTTTTTGATAATTTCAACCCGCTTGAAATAATCGTCAGCGGATGATTTCAGAATGGAATTGAACTGGTTCAGCCATTCATTGAAATCCTTCCGGGTGATGGGTTTGTCCGTTGGTCTGGACAGCACCCAACCTTTCACAATTTCATCAGCAAACTTTTCCAGTTCAAAATCATTGGTGTAGATGGTTTCATTGCTTGCATTCTTTGAACAGTTCATCTGTGAAATCCCGCCTTTCTTCCAGTGTTTCCAGCATCACTTCTTCCACACTGTTTTTGCAGATCATCAGATAATAGAAACAGGGTTGGTTCTGACCAATCCTGTGAATCCGTTTTTTCGACTGTTCAAACAGTTCTGACTTATCCGTCAGGGTGAAATAGATTATCTTGTTGGCTTTCTGAAGGTTCAGCCCCATTGCCCCGGCTTGATACTGAATCAGGGTGACGGAATCAGATTCAGTTTCATAGGCTGTCAGGTCTTTGGTGGAACCGTTCATAATGCTGATGGGCTTTCCCATTTCCTGAATCAGCTTGGTCAGCGCATCCAGTTCAGCGTTGAAGTTGTAGAACACAATCAACCTGTCATTGGTGGATTGCAACAGATCAGAAAAGGCTTCCAGCTTCTTTTTATTGAACTGTCCGCAAAGCATCCGGGAATACAACCGTTCCTTGAACACGTTGTCCCCAATCAATTCCTGTCCTTCCACTTCAACAATCTTCTGCTTTCGGAACTTCCGGTATTCCTTGGTTGTGGAAACGGAAACCGGAATGAAATTCTGTTCAGGAAGGGTGAAACATTCTTCCGTCTTCAGGAAGAAAGCCCCATGTTCACGCAGCTTGTTCTTCAGCCTGTCAACATTCTTATAGGGGTTTTCCCGGTCAACTATCCAGTGACGGAAACCCGCTTCATCTTCTTCCGTCAGAATCCAGTTCACATACTGTTTCTGATACAGTTCATTGGAAATATCCCAACCCAACAGGTGGATTTGTGACCACAGGTTTTCATATTTCCCTGACACCGGGGTTCCTGATAACAGGATCACGTTAGCCGGGTGAAGGTTCAGGATGAATTTTGACCGTTTGGCTTTGTCATTCTGAATCAGGCTGGATTCATCCAGCAGCAGCGTAAAACCGGACAGGTTTAGAAAGTCTTTCCTTCTGAAGATCAGTTCATAATTGACAACCCCGATAGTTGGAACAAGTGGATTTGGTGTATCATTGAAGAAATTCTGTAAATCCTTCTTTCCGGTCAGATCATATAATCTACAATCATAATTAGTTCTGAAGTGTTCCAGCCAATCACCAATTTTAGACTTCTGACAGACCACCAAATTGATTTGTTTTCCAAGCTGAATCAGCTTTTCAGAACCAATGAAGGTTTTACCCAAACCCATATCCCAATAGTAAGCTACCCGGTTCAGCCCTTTGGAATCCTTCAGGGCTTTCTTCTGATGTTCCATCAGTTCCATCAGATCACCCCGGCAAAGACCGCTATATCACGAATATCACGGGGAAGGTAAACCCGGTAAGCTTGCCAGTTTGTCCCGTAGGTGTTCCAAGGGAAAACAGGAAGGTTGGTGTTGTCCAGCGTCCAGAATCCCTGATAGGAAGCATGTTCACCGCTTTTCCGCTTCCATCCCCACCGACACAGGATGATTTCAGGCTTGTCCCGGAAGGTCAGCGCAACAAGACAATCTTCAGTGTTCTGAAGGTCACAGGCTGTCAGCGGTTCACCCAAGGGAAGCTGAATAAACCGCTGTTTCTTTGTCAGAATCAATTTTCAAACCCCCTTACTGGAAATATCCAGCGTTCATGTATTTGACTGACCGCTTAACTTCCGGGTGTCTTTCATGGTATTTGGCTTTCTTAATCATCCGCTTGATATTATCGTCTTCATCCCGGTCAGGTCTTTCCTTGTAGGCAACAAAGGTCATCACGGCAACAATCCAGACAATCAGAAGCAACACGGTCAATCATCCTTTCTTATTTGTTCAGTAGTTCTTTCAGCCAATTCAACAGGGTCTTTACTTCATCGTCCCGCAACAGGAACATTCCGTTTTCATCAATGCGGTTTTTGTCTTCCAGCGCTTTCAAAGCCCGTTCCCGTTTTCCGGTCTGAATTTTCATAGCCCGTTCCGTCATGTTCAAACCCCCTGATATTCAGCAAACCGCTTGGGGCTGATGTGGTAGCACCATTTCCCGGAAGCCATCTGGACAGCGAATCCAAACGGGGCTTTTCCCCGCTGAAGGGAAACCCGGACAAACTGTTCAGATTTTCCAAGGCGCTTTGCAGCTTCTTCAACGGTCATCTTCTTACAGGGCAACCCTTCAGGGGTGATATCCGGTTCCTTGGTTTCATCCAGCAGGAAAGCAACGGAAGTTTCCAGCGCATCAGCAATCTTCTTCAGGGTTGTTTGCTTGGGTGTTCCGGTTACCCCGGATAAATACTGACTGATAGAAGCAGCGGAAAGCCCGGTCAGCCCACACAGTTCTTTTTGGCTCATGTTCCGCTGAATCATCAGTTCTTTCAGGTTCTTGGAAAAACTCATTTCAGATCACCTTCCAATATTTCATTATTGTTGTAGGGAAGTCTGACCCTGATGAACAGCCTGTCCGCTTCATGGTCAGTCCATTCATCCACAATCAGAAGTGAACAGTGTTTCCGGTTCAGGTTGTCATTCTTGCTGTCAATGTATTTCTGCTTTTCCAGCGAATCAGCAAAGGAAACAATCTGTTCAATCCATGCGTATTCAATCTTTTTCATACACTGGTTCCTTCCTGAAAGTTTAGCTTCCTAAACTTTCACCTTAAAAAAATATTTGGGAATTTCCACCGGATCAATTTCAAGGATTTCACAGGCTTTATTCATTTCAGCCTGTGTCCATTCGGATTTCCCGTTCAGTTTCTTGGAAAGGGTTGTTCCAGACATTCCCATCAGTTCAGCAAACTTTTCCTGTGTCAAACCCTTTTCCTTCAGTCTGCCCAACAGTTTTGAATAGTCAAACAATTCCTTCACTTCCTTTCTTTTCATCGTCAATTATCCGTTTTGCAGTCTGGTAAAGTTCAGATAGCAACGTAAGTTTCATCTGGTAAAGTGGGTCATCACCTTCCAGCGCTTCCCGCTTTTCCCACAGATCAAGCAGTTTATCTTTCTTCCGTTCAGTGATAATCCCGCATCCGTAAGCGTCATAGATTTCACTTTCGCTTTTATAATCCGCTAACAGATCATAATTCTTTTTCGTTTCTTTTGCTTGCCTTTTGGATTCTGCTTCCATTACCTTATTGGTAATTTTCTTCAGTTCATTCATCCACCAAGTCTGCAAAGCAATCACGTTCTGTGCGTTCATTATACAAACCCCCGTTATTACTACGGTAAAATCCTTCTATTTTTGCTTTCAGGAATTTCAACCCTATTCCTTACAACCGGAAGAACGTTTGGTTCATCTGCCTTTCAGCATCACCGCCCGGTTTCTTTGGGATTTTACGCTTTCGCTACCACAACCAGTCTTCAGGAAGTGTGTAATTGTCAAGGTTCGCTGTTCAGGGTGAATCCCTGATATCTGGAAACCGTTGCTGATTTCCAGATATCAGGAAGGGGGAAGTTCCCCCGCCTGATTACCAGATGTTATCATTGCAGATTCCAACATCCGTGATGATGAATTCCAACCAACCGGATTCTTCCCGCTTTTCCTTCAGCATCTTTTCAGCAGCGTCCAGCGCATCCCGGATGTTCAGCGCTGAAACCTGAACTGTGAAGTCATTCCGGTTGCTGTTCAGATTATGGGAATCTTCCGGTTCCCATTCACGCTTCAGACCATCCCGGTCAATGAAAGCAAAGTCCGCAACCCAAATCTTCATGTGTGCCTGAATGAATTCTTCAACATGCTTCCGGTTGTCTTCATCAATCTTCTTCATCAGGTTCAGCTTTTCACGAATCTTCATTATTTCTTCCATCCTTTCACAGCTTTGAAAACATCCATGATTTCTTCATCGGAATAAGTTTCCTTGGTCTTGTTCACCGCTTCTTGGGCATCCAGCGCCCACACATAATGCGGGGTTTCACCCCATGTTTCATGGTAGGTCATGACAAGGTAGCGGTTCAGCTTTGTTGCTTCACTCATGATTAGCACCCCTTTCAGTCAAACATATCCTGATAACCAATATTGTTCCGGGTCATGTAGTCTTCAAGGTGATAAATCACACTGATGAAGTTCCCGTAGGTTTCAAGCGTCTTTCTATGCCATCCACCGTTTTCATACCACCTAAGACACAGGCGGTAGGGATTCCGCTTCTGATGAACCGCAAAGATACAAATGAAGTTGTATCCGTCAATACTGATATCCAGAACCTTTCTGGTTTTCTGTCCCGCTGGTTTCATCTTCAGCACCCCTTTCACTGTTCAATTGATTCCGTCAGGGAATCAATCACGGAATCTAAGCTGTCATAGGCTTCTTCAAGGTTATAAGCAGCGGTTTCCATCGCTTCACCCCGTTCACTTGCCTGAATCCCTTCAGGCAAGTTTTCAAAGGCTTCCTGTTCTTCATCCTTCAGCATTTCAATATCAGACTTCAGTTCTTCCAGCTTATCAATGATTTCCTGAATCTGCTTTCTTCTGGTATTGTTCATCTTCAGCACCCCTTTCAAGCTACCCACTTAACCCGGTTAAGAAGGGTCTGGTTCACATCGTTGTATTCACGGTGTTCCTTAATGGTTCCCTTGATGGTCACCCGGTCACCGTCAGCGGGGGAAACCCAATCCGGGTTTTCATCCTTAGTCCAGTAACCAAGGGAACCGCTGGTTATCCAAACCAAGGTGTTCCCGTCATCCGTCTTGAAAACATATCCGGTCATAGTGGTTGTCTGGTAACCAAAGGAAGTTTCAAAATGGAACCGATGGTCAAGGGTAACTTCCATCTGAATCTTGTCACCCACAGAACCAATGAAATGTCCCCGGTTCCGTTCGATTTCAGCAAGCCTTTCAGCTTCCAACCGTTCAGCTTCCAGACGGGCTTTTTCCGCTTGGGCTTCCCGTTCCGCTTCCTGTGCGTCCCATTCAGCCTGTTTCTTAGCCTGTCTGCGAATCCGGGCAGCTTCCAGCTTTGCAGCATGTTCCGGTGTGTATTCCTTGACAATCAAATCAAGGAATCCAGCACCGTTGCACTTGTAGCAAGTTCCATCGTCAGGACGAGCAATAACGGGTTCACCGTTGTGAACACCAACAACAAACTTGGTTAAGCCGTTGCAGCGGTCACAGACAACCCGTTCAGAAAAATACTTGGTTCCATTGTGGTCAGTCTTCAGATAGCGCTTCATGATTCATACCGTCCTTTCATCGTTCGGGGGTTATGATGGTCACCGGAAGTGGTAGATTCCGGGGCTGAAAGTCCATAGCTAAACTTTCAGGTCACAGGTAGTATAGCAAACTAAACAACAGCGGTCAAGGCTTTTTTGTTATTTTCTTAAACTTTTTTGAAAATTTCTTGTATAATCCTAAACTTTACGCTAAAATGATAAAATGAAAGGGGGTCTACCTATTATGAAAAGCACGTTCCAGAAAAGACTTCAGGAAAGGATGGATGAACTTGGTTTCCGTCAAGCGGACTTAGCGGAAAGGACAGGTCTGTCTAAGTCCCGGATCAGTCATTACATCAACGGAAGGTATGAAGCCAAACAGGAAGCCTTGTACCTGATAGCCAAATCCCTTGATGTGAATGAAGCTTGGTTG